GGTAATGAACACCGTCTGCCCCTTGCGGATGGCGATGCCGCCAGTGCCGGGGTTGAGGGTGTCGTTCACCGTCCACGTAGCCGTGTTGGAAGTCGCGGCAGCAGCCGACGTGCAGTTGGTGTACTTAGTGTGAAGACGACCTTGCTCCGCCCACTTAATCATGTCGGAGTTGGTGGGCATCTCGGCACCAACCATGCGAAGGAAGCCAGACACAGTCCGGTTGCCGTAACGCTCGAACTCCTTCTCGTAAGTATCGGGGAGATACTGGTTGAGGAAGTCGAAGTTGGTGATGTAATTGGTTGCGAGAGCAACGCGCTCTGCGCTGGGTTGCAAATCGAACCCGGGGTTGGCTTGTACTGAACCTGCCATGTTTTCTGTTTTCTAAGAGTTAGGAACTGCGCCGCGTCTTAATCTTCAAGCCTCGGCCTGAATCTGTATTGACGGCGCGGATTTTCAATCCTCCCTTCGTCGTAGACTGTGGTGCCGCACGCTCAGACATGTTGATGTTTTTCGTCTTGCGCATGACATCATCCACGGCATTAGCCTGCCCCTGCTCGTAGAAGAACCGGGCAAACTTCTCGGGATTCATGGCGACAGCCAAAGACTTGTGGTATCCCGCAGCGTCCTTGACGAGGCCCTTGTCATCCAGATACTTGTTCAACCAAGCCTCCGGAGTCTGTTGGAGCTTCTTCAATTCAGTGCGGTCACCGGGAGTGTACACGTAGGATTTGTCGTCGATGCTGAACTCAAAACCTTTGAATCCATCAGAGAAAACCTCATTGGTCTTCTCGTCAAACCACTCTTTCCTGCGCTTCTGTTCCTCTTGGTACGTCTTCGCCTGCTCAACGTATTGCTGGTACGCTTGGTACTCCTCGGAGTCTTCCAGAGACCCGGCACCCCTTGACTCAAGAGGGGCCTGATACTTCTCCTTCTGCTCTTCGAAGTATTTCTTCGCCTTAGCAATCGCTTTCTTTTTGGCCAACTTGGCCTTCTTGATGTCGCCCTCGTCATCGAGGTCTTCATCATATTTATAATCGTCCATCATCATCTCCACGTCCTCGGCGTCGAGACCGTCTTCAGTGATGAGGAGGTATTCCTTCAGTAGGTTGTCTCCGTCAGCCTCATCGAGGTTGCGGTTTACCTTCATAAAGTCTTCGAGCCCACGGCCCGTCTCTTGCTTGTATTTGTAGTACGCCGCCACGTCATCGGGCAGCTCGGGGGCGGTCTCCCGCGCCTCGTTAAATTCATCGAGAGAAGTAATCTCCCGACCGTAACGCTCGCTCAAAAACGAACGCACGTCATCCTCGGAGAGCCCAGCGGGCTCTTCGGCCGTAGCCTCCTCCTGAGCGGGGGCATCCCCGTTCAAGTCTGCCTCATGCTTAGCAAGGAGTTCCTGTTCCACCTCTTGAGCGGACTTGGATTCTACCTCGCTGACCTCACGGACTTTGATTTCCATTGCTGTAAAATTATATTATTTATCTCGGACTAAATTCTGCCAAGTCGAAGCCGTCCAAGCTGTCTTCATTCGACTCGAAATTGATTGGCGGCAAGTTATTCTTCCGTTGGTCGATAAGCTTGCTCTGCTCAGTATTTTGTTGACTAATGCGGCTGGCCTTGGCCTGCTCGCGGTTGTCCTCGCGCTGCTGCAAACCCTGCTCTTGGATGCCAGCAATCTGCATCTGGTACTGGAACTCGCGCTCCATAAGCTGTGCCTTGAGCTGCGCCTCGGCCTGCATCTTCTCAATCTCAAATGCAATCTCGGCCTGCTTGACCTGCATTTTGCCCTGCGACTCAGCCTGAATCTTCTGCATAGCCGTCTGAGCTGCCATTTGCTGTGACTGCATATTAGCTTGCTGCTGCATGGCCTGCTGCTGAAGAGCCATCTTCTGCTCCCTCTCCTGCTTGGCCATACGCTTGACCTTCAGCAGTTGGTTGGCGAGCTTGATGTTCTTGAGCTCACGGATGTCGATGGCGTCCTCGAGGTTGATGTCGCCCTTGCTCAAAGCCATTTGAATATTGGCCTCGAGTTGCGCACGCTGCTCCTCATCGGGGCTGACCTCAATGAAGATGCCGAAGTCGTAGATGTACAGGTCGTTAATCTCACCGAGGATACTGACGTTGTACTTACCAATCTGGTTGGCGAACTCGTCCTTGAAGTCAGCGTACTCAAGGATATCGCTAACCCGATACGTCAGGGCCTCAGCCAGAGACCGGAACATGTACAGGCTGCCGTCCAGAATGTGGCGGGTAGCCGTATTGCTGTTTGCCGCAGCCAGCTTCTGCAAGCCGACCAGACTATGCGGGTCGGGAGTGCTACCGTCGCGGGCCTCATTGAGACCTGTGACGTCACGAATCATTTGCAGGTAGTGGTTCATGTTGCCAATCAGCATCTGCGTCTTAGACGCACCGCTGTTGGAGGTAAGCTCCTGAATGGGAACCTTGCCATGGTTGAACTCTCCGTCCTGAGTGAAGGAGCGACCGATGACGCTACCCGTTTGGAAGTAGAGCCGTAGAGCGTCTTCAGGGTTGTATGCGTTGCCCGTCCCAAGGTCAACCTCGTTGAGGCCGTCGGCGTCGATATACACCCCGTCCGGTACCGTACGTGCGATAACCTGCTGGAGCTTGAGGTGCGTAATCTGGATGAGGTCCGCGAAGGGGACCATGCGCCGGACCAAGGACTCGATGACGCCCTTGTACATACGGGGGGCCGTAGCCACGTAGTTGGGCAGGGCGTGCTGGCTTGCCGACTTCGGGCGAACCATGTTCTCGGCCACCTCCCACTTCAGCAGGATATTGGTGCCCATAACCATGATGCCCTCGTACCAAACGTCGATGGTCTTCTCGACCTTCTCGAAGTTGCCCTCCTCCATCATCTCGTCCGGCGGATTGAACTGGTCGTCCTTTTCAATCATCCGGGCTCCGTCGCCGTCGAGCTTCTTCTTCTTGTAGACAATCTTCTTGGTTGTCTTGTAGTTGAAGTACATCAGCGTAGCCACGTCACGATAGAACATATCGTTCTCGTAGAACTGGGCCACGTTGTAGTAGTCGTACCAACTCTGGCTGTACTTGCTAATCTCCTCCAAGTCCTCGTTGGTGAGGCTTGGGTCAATCTTCATCAGCTCAGTGATGGGAAGTGTCTTAATCTCACCCCAGTAGAAGCAGTCCTTGAACTGAGGGTCTTCCGTATAGCTGTATACGACGTTGGCCGGGTCGACGTAAGAAACCTGCACACCCGAGCCCGGCAAGAACTCATGCTTGGCCACGCTGATGCCCAAGACGGTTAGGTCGTAGTCGAGGCGCTTTCGGGTGTCCACATAGTGATTCTCCTCAAGGATGGTGTTGATGGCCTCTTCCTCAGCAATCTCGATGGCAGGCTTGTAGTTAAGCTGCATGTACAAGCTCAGCTCCTCGTCCGTGCTCGGCAAGTCAGCCGGGTCCATGGTAAAGGGGTCTACGCCCGTCTTCTCCTGTATGAGCTGGAGGACAGGCTTGGCGACCATCTGTCCCTCAATCATGTCCTGATACTTGCTCCGCTTAGACTGAGACAGCGCGTCTTGAGCGTAAGCCTGAACCTTAAAAAGGCGCTCCGACATGCCGTTGACGACGATGTCCACGAACTTCGGGAGGATAGGAACCGGCGTCCAATCCAAATTCAAATACGAAAGGTCACCATCAATGGCGAGTTCGTTCTTGTATTTGGCAATGCTTTGCTCTCCACGAGCGTAGAGGCGCAAACGATTGAAGTCTCGCCACTGATTGTAGAAACGGCACTGGTTGCCGTCTTTCTTGAACCACTCGTATTGAATGGCTTGTCCGACCATAAGGCCGTACTCGTCCGATGCCTTCTCCGCGTCAGAAACGAACTGACTTGGGAAACCAGCAGTAGAGATGTTAACCTTAACGTCCTTCATTCAGCTCGCTCCTATAACCACGATTGTTATATCTCGGCAAGGTAATGCTTATTGAACTCTTCTTCTGCTCAGGAAGATAGAGGTGTTTTTGGTTGGCCATAACAGCCAGTCCGCTGCTAATGGTGGCGTCAAATGCAGTACGGTTGCTAATATCAAATCGTGCCCAGTCCTCAAGGGTTCTGACGAACGGCATCATCCCAATTTCTCCGTCCTCTAGCACGCCAACGTGCTTTTCGATATAGCTCTCCACGGCGGCGGCGTGGGCCTGCTTGACGTCTTCAGAACTGTTGGGGATGCCGCCCAGCTCGCGCTCGGTCTTACTCAACTTATTGAAGTGCTTGTCCGGACGGTTCATACAGAACCCGCGATACCCTCGGTTCTTGAAGTGGTACAACAGGCGGGGCTTGTTGTTCTCAATCAAGATGGGCATACCATAGAAGATGCAAGCCATGAGCACCTCCTCGAAGAAAATCTCCGCCGTCTGCGGGCGGGCGACATACTCCAAGAAGAACTCGTTGGTAGGCGCGTCGTCCATGTGGAACTTGGTCATTCCGTGCAGAGCGCCATTACTACCACCACCGCCAACAGTGCCACTAATGTCGTAGGAGTCACATCCAAAGGAACCGAGATGTTCATTGCCGGGATACTTAACGCCACGTTTGTCTATCCAACGATTTTGCATGTGCTGGGGTGGCGTCCAAGACACATTAAATCTGCCCCGCTTGTCGGGACTGAAGATGACTTTGCTGTCCTTGATTCCGTTCTGCCACTGAAACGAACCGCGCGTGAGGTAGTGCTCTTTGACAAGGCTGTCGGCGTAATCAATCTGCTGGTAAATCTTGGTCAGATTAAATAGGCTCTGCTTGCTTTCGTCCCGGAAAGCGTGCGACTCAGTACGCGGAAACTGTCGGTAGAACTCGTTAAGGGCGTCGGGGTCGCTCTTCATGCTTTCGACCTCCGCGTCCCAGTAGTCTACCGCCCCGCCACGAATCTTCTCGCCGTCGACACCCATCACCGGCTTCTCCGGCGCGTGGAACACCGGGTGGCCGAACTCGTCGATGAAGCCTTCCATATTGTACTCCATCGGGATGAAGAGGGAGTACATGCCGCTCTTGGTTTGTCCGTTGGCGTTGCGTACACGCGGGTCGGAATCCTCGTATAGCTTCTTGAAATTTGAGCCTCCCTTCGCCAGCGCGTTCGAAGTGGAGCCCATAAGGCACTTGCCGATAATCTTGCTGCCCAAGCGCAAACACGTCTTGGTAACTCGCCAGTTGTTGAGGATGTTGTTGGGCTTAATCCACTTTCCGCTCTCGTCGTGGACGAGGAGGAGGAGCTTCTCTCCGTCGTAGGAGTTGTCGTCGGTGTTCTTCCAGTCGATGGTCGTGTCCAGTCCGAAAATCTCTTCGTCCTCCACATCGTACATGTTCTTCTTTGTAATCTTCGAAGCAGGTATACGAAACGCCAGTTCCGTTTTCGGCTTATCCATGCCGTCCTGTATCGGTTTGAAGAAGAATGGAAGTCGGTTCGCGATGGGTACCACCTTGTCGGTGAACATCTTTTTCGCGTCGTTACCTGTCTTTGAGAGTATCCCAACTCGTGAGTCCTTGGCTAGAGTTCCTGTGTTGACGCACTCCGAAGACCCCATGAACGAAAATCCCGAACGACGAATCTTCAGGTATACCATACCGAAGCTGCGGGGGTCCGCCTTGCACGCTTCCCAGAAGATAAAGAATATCCGATTGGCCTCGCGGTAGTCGGGGTAGCCCACGTCGATGCTCGTCCACTGCAAGTACATGTAGTGGGCGCCCGTGATGTACGTCGAGATGCCGTTGTTAATGAACCAATGGCCCTCCTCCCGGCGGTCGAATTCGCTCTCGATATAGTCTACCCACTGCGCCTTGAACGCCTTGGGCATATCATTCCATTGGAAGATGCTCTGGACGCGAGAAAGGGCCTTGGGGAGCTCTTCGCGGACCCACTTGTTATTGCCCTTGGGCAAGTCTTTCGGCGCCAAGGGGAGCGCGATAACGAGGCCGTTGACCTCTATGATGTCTCCAATCTGTCCGGTCTTGGAGATAACGACCATGTCGTACTTCTCGTTGTATCCATACATCCACGTCTTCGCGCGGTTCTTGTTGGATACCACTCCCTTCGATACGTAGTCGTACCGAACGGTGTATAGCTTATCTGGAACGTCGCTCTGCAAACCCCACCTTAGTTTCTGTCTTGGTAGAGCTCGACGCCAGCTCCAACTCCTCTTCTTCGGAGTCGATGCGATTCAAGATTTCAAAGGCGTCCATGATGGCCAGCTTCTTCGTAGCCGCCGCATTTTTCAGCCTGTCTGCCGCAAGGTCATCATCCTCACCCGGCTTCAGGATGTCCTCCTGAGCAACCTTGATGAGTTGCTCCACGGCCACGCGGCCGGCAGCAATGATGCGTTCCTTCAGCCTCCTTGAATCTTGCATGTGATTTGGTGGTCGAACATTCGGTACAACTTCTCCCCGTCAACAATGAACTCGTACTCGCTTTCGGGTCTAAAGGTTACCGTGTCACCAGACTTGATTCCTTGCGCCATAAGATAATCATTTGGGTAACTCATTATACCCATCAACGGCTCCTCTGTCAACGGCTTAAATATTGTTGACTCTACAGGAGGTATGGGTTTGACAAAACAAAACCTGTCGTGGGGGCGCCAGTCCCCGTCCGAACGCCACATATAGAACTGGTCGAAGTCGACGAGGAAGAGGTCGTCCCTGAGAAAGCTCCTGCCGCTTTGCCGGCGACCCTTCATGTCGTTATAGTACTTGAACACGTTGTGGTGAACAAGTAGGGTGTCGCCAACAGAGATAGGGCCGTCGTAGCCCAAGGGTAACGCAACTACCTCGCCCTCCCGGTTCGAAAAGCGGTGGTCCTCCTCGTTCGCGCTGACGATGAGGTCCCCCTTGGTATTTGCGTATCTATCTCCCCGTACAATGAATTGCTCTACTGCTCTCAAAAGTTGATATTGTACTCTATTGAAATCGGCATGGGAGACGTGAACTCTTTCCAAAGCACAATCACGTCCTCCTGCTCAATGAAGATGAGGAAGTTGCCGTCTACGTATTTAATTAAATGCACATGGTGGGTGCCGCCAAGAACTGGCTGCCCCACCACGTAACACATCGAGTCCTTGTAGTTCGGACCGACACAGAGCTTTCTAATGTCTCGCATCAGAACTCAACAATACGATACTGTACGTTAAGTTCAATATCTCCGTCGCCATTTGAACTCGGAACAGCGGCCGGAGCAAAGAAAAGTGCGGTGTTTTCAGTCAGGGCTCCGCTAGTAGTCAAAGACATAGCTCGGACCTGACTTGCCGGGAGGAGCAAGAAGTTTTCGTCAAGCTCAAACTGCGGGCTGCTGACGTTCGTGTACAGCTTCAAAGGCTGGTTAAAGCTATAAGTCGAGGTTCCGTAGTTGTATTTCGCTGCGGCAGAAATGACCTGAATGTACTTGCCGGCTCCGGGCGCAGCTACAACTTGAACGGGAGTAGCTGCATTTAGCGCCGCTGAACTAATCGTGGCTGTGGCCGTGAATGTAGAGGGGTTGGCCCAAACCACCCCGGGTACCCCAACTCCCCCCGCATTAGGGTCCGCCACAAGGACTTGACCGCTAGTCCCAAAGGCATTGTTGTAGTCGAGAAGCTGGTTGCCTACACGCAGGTCGGCGGTAACAGTGGAGCCAGTGTTAGAGCTGGTAAAAACCGCGCCCGGCGCACTAATCTGAACACCTGTGCCTGTAAGAATAACGGATTGACCATTAGATACACCTCCGTTATTGAGGACGTATTGAAGGTCAATGGTGTTGCTCGATGCAGAAGTAATCTGACCCTGAGCATTAACCGCAATAGTAGGCGCTGTATAGCTCCCCGCAGTTACAGCAGTGTTGGCCAAAGAAATGGTTCCGGTAGTTGTTACCGGCCCTCCAGAGAGCCCTGTCCCGGTATTAACCTGAGTAACCGTACCGCCGGGGCCCGCACCCCCCGTAGACTCGATGGTAATGGTGTTGGTGGCTGCGTCACCAGTAACAATGGTGTTTGGCCCTGCGGCAAAAGTTACATCCCCAGTAAGGCTTGTCCCGCCAGCGGAAGCAGCGGTAACGGGAGTGTTGGAGTTAGCTCCAATAACACGGCCGTACTGGTCCACAATGACGCTCGCGTAACTGTATGTGCCTTGAGAAGACACAGTAGAAAGGCTTACGTTGACGTTGCCCGAAGTCGGGGTCGCCTGTATAGGGCTAGTCCCAGTAACGGTGTTGACAACGCCTCCGCCGCCTGTCACAAAGTTCGCGAGGCCCTGAACAGTAAACTGCTTAGTATTCTCGTTATCCTGAGAGTCGGTGCCAATAAGCGTATCCGCCCCTACCGGGGTTGTCTTTTGAGGATAGCTTGTGTCGTTGCCAATCTTAGCCATCTCACTTACGGCGGTCGCCAGTAATAGCAGTAATAAGCAAATCCAGATACCCGAAGACTTGGTTGTCGCTCTCCGTCGGTGTGAGATTCACGATGACCTTCGCGAATGCCAGAGCGGCGAGCAAAAGCTCAGCCCAAAACTCAGTGATAAAATCAATCATGGAACCAAGTTACGCAATTCAGTACAACCACGTTACGTTGCCTGCTTTGCTCGGGTCGCAGTCCACGTGGATGAAGTTGGTGCCCACGCCAATCCTGTCGAATCCGGCTTCGATAAGGCCCTTCAGAACAAAAAACCGGCGGTTGGAACTGTTAGCACGGATGTCGGCCGCCCAGCCCGTAAGATGGCTGCTTCCAACGCGGCCCCCAACTTTTTGATTCCAGTACTCCGTACGATAGCCAGAGTTGATGACGTACGGAACGCCGCTCAGCTCGCGAGCCAAATCAAGCTTCTCCAAAAAGATGGGCTCCATCTCGTAGCCCGACCCCGGCTGGTCCGGGCTGTCGAATTCGTCGTAGGTGAAGTACTTCACTTGATGCCCGTTTGGGCCAGCAGAATCTTAATTTCTTGCACAGCCTCGGTAAGGGCCGTCAGCATTGCCTTCACCTCGCTTTCCTGCCGCTCTAGCATGATGATGCGGGACTTGAGCTTGCCGACCTCGCTACTCAACTTGACGTAGACTCCGATGAGGGCTCCGGAGAGGGTGATGATTTCGAACAAGGTGATAGTGCTGTCCATGATGCGTTGTTATCCCAATCGGGCTCGTCCCAGTAAATCCAATACTGCTCGTGCTTGTTACTCCGATAAAGATAATTCAGACGCATCTTACTTTTTAATCAAGAATGATATCGAGACTACGCAGAAAACAATAACCAATCCATCCGCCAAAAGGTCCAAGACAACCCGGGTCCACTCGAAAGCCGTCCAGTTCATTAGACGTCTATGTAACACTCATAATCATCAGAGCCTCCTGAAAAAGTCTGGGTCCAAGAAAATGCAGAGGACGAAGAAGTCGCTGTGTAACCGTTACCCGCAGAGCCTTTAACAGCGTATACGTAAACCAAGTCTCCAAGACTGATGGCCGGGGTGTTGGCTCTTAGGCCCAAGACCAAAGAGTCTATGTAATAGCTATTGCCGCTTGTAGGTGCGCTGCCAGAGCCCGTAGCTGCGCTGCCAGCATCAACAACTTCTTTGAAAAGAGTCGCAAAGTCGCTCGCGGATGTCAAGGAGCCTATCTCAATCTGGTTTCTAGCGTTGCCAGAATTAACTGTAGAGACAAAATAAAACGTGTTTGAATTGAATTCAATGGTGTCTCCGTCGGAAGGAACTCCCGTAAATGTCCCCACCGCATACGCACCACTTCGATTGTCATCTGTGATAATACCAACGGAAATTCCGCTAGTTGAGGTTGGGGTAAGTCCACTACCGCCGGACTCAATGTAAATTGAATCACCAAAAGAATAATCGTCGGCAAGAGCAAGCGTAACTGTACCGCGAATTACACCACTTGTAGTTCCGTTTGTTCCGTTAGAATCGCCGACAGATATAAATTTCAAAGTAGATGTATTGTCGGTGCCCTCTACCCATGGGGCGACCACAATCATTCCTCCCGTAAGCCCCGTGCCGGAATAGGACGTATCTATCTTATACGTATTGCTGTTTGGAATTCTCGGGGTAGAAAAAATCGGCACCCTATGACTCAAGCCATACCCCACACCATCGAACCAAGTGGTAGTGGGGTTGGGCTGAAGGTAAACCTTTCGATAAAACCCGTCAATAACCGTCGCGTCCGCTAGATACCCAACCTTTACCCCAGAACCATCTATAGGGCTGATTTCATTCACATACCGAGGGTGGACGTATATGGGTTGGCCATCATAGAACCCTCCATCACCATAAATGTTTCTGTCTGTGCGATAAAGGATAGCCGTCACGGGTCCGTTGACAACAAGGTCAAACGTCTCGCCAGCAGCAACATTGCCCGAATAATAATCCCGAAGACCAAGATACTTGCCTATTCCAACAGGTGCCGATGCCGGGGAGTCAGATACCAATGGCAACCCCGTAGCTTCGTCACTGCCTACCATATAACAAGCTCTGCCCGCTTGGATATTGCTATCAGCAACTACACTTATGGTATTGCCACCGCCAAGCTCCTCGATGGTGTAAGTGTTCCGCTGGTCGTTCTTGCGCTTTGACCCCTTGTTGTCGGTATCGACGCCGGGGGCTACGCCATGAAATTTTGTTCCGGGAGGGATAGGCATGTCTTATTCGTTTGGAAGCCAACCCTCGGCCTCAGCACCACTACTATTCCGATAAAGATAATTAAGGCCAATCAGATGAACTTCAGCAGAATCCGAACGAAATCTGGAAGGTCTTCAGGACTAGCACTATTGTATCGTGTATTGGTGACAATCCCAATCTTTGTGCCACTGGCAGAGTCAGTCGTAAGAAGGTGAGACGTGGTATTGTCAGCGTATATAATGTCCCCGCCGTTTGCTTCAGCCCCGCCAATCATTGTCGTTGGAAGGTTAATTAGCCCGTTAGTCGCTATAGTACAGTAGGTATCAATGGGCTCATTACATATAACACCTGCGATTAAATCTGTACTATCACTAGAAGCATCCCAGTTTCCTACAAAAAATTCGGCGTCACTACTTCCTCCATCTGGTAAAAACTTAACGATATGACCGGCCACTGCGCCTGTGTCAGGAAGAGCCCGAAACCTTTGACTTTGTTTGTACGCTACACCGTCAATAAAAACCGGGTTGGAAACGGGGAGGTTGACAAATATGTCGCAGGTATAGACATCGAAAAAACCCGCAAAGCTTTGTTTAAGGGTACCCTCACTTATAATCTTACCGACACTAAGTAGTGACGAAACCTTGTTTACATACCCCGAAGTGCTTTTAGCATAAATAGCGTGGCTCAAACCTGAATACAAGGTTGACCCAAGAATCGGAGTTTCTCCTTCTATAACGAGTACGTTACAGTTTTCTACTTTACCAGAAGCGACTCCATCAATAATGTCTCCGCTGACTCCGGAAGGGCAAAGAGCTAGAGGAGACGCTAAGCCCCTGTTTGTGCTTGCGGTAGGGTCTCCGTTACTACCAATCACCCTCGGGAAACCACTATCCCCCAGAGAAAAAATATCAAGGAGTTTGCTAAAGGTGGTTAGGTTGCTTCCAAGTTCTGCTGTAAACCCATTAGTTACACGAGCGATATCCCCCACCGTAACCGCCTCGCGGTTTGCATTGGTTCGAGCCGAACCCTTGTCTTGAGTATCTACACCCGCTGCTACGGTGTGAATCTTTGAGTCTCGAGAAAGCTCGGTCATTATTTTGAGGCTTTACCGATAAAGATAACGAGGGCTCATTAGATGAACTTCAGCAGAATCCGAACATAGGGTGCTTGTGTAGATGGAGCGAGGTGAAAATTCGTGATAATACCAATCTTTGTTCCGCTTGTAGAGTCGGTGGTAAGGAGGTGCGACGTGGTGTTGTCGGCGTACACAATGCCTCCCGAAACTGGCGCAGCGCCGCCAATCATTGAGGGCGACAGGTTAATCAGTCCGCTGGTAGCTACAGTACAAAAGATTCCTATTGGCTCATTGCACACAACCCCCGTGATTAAATCTGTACTATCACTAGAAGCATCCCAGTTTGATACAAACATTTCCGTGCCCGTGGGATTCCCTCCGGGTGCAAACTTAACGATGTTTCCGGCAACTACACCTACGTCTTCCTTAGCCCGAAACCTTTGACTTTGCTTGTATGGAACACCGTCCATATGGATAGCGCCATGGTCGGGCATGTTGACAAAAATGTCGCAAGCATAGACGTCGAAAAAGCCCGAGAAGCTTCGCACCAAGCTTCCCACCTTTATAATCGTCCCCAAACTAACTATAGACCCCGCATCAATGTAGTACCCCGAGGCGCTCTTGCCATAAATAGCGTGTCCTGAGCCCGAATAGAGAATTGAACCCAGCAGGGGAGTTTCTCCTTCTAGGACAATTACCTCAACATTCTCTAAAACGCCGTAGCTAACTATGTCATTAATTTGCCCGCTGGATGCGCCAAGGTTAATGCCCAGAACATTAGGGAAGTCTACCTGTTGGTTTGTCAGTGCGCCGGGGCTTCCGTTACTACCCCGCACTATCGGTGAACCATCGGTTGCGGTACCGTAGAATGAGACGCATTTGGTATAATTAGGCGAGTTGCCAAAGACTTCTGCCTTAAACGAACAGGTTACGCGAGCAACGTCGTCCACCGTAACCGCCTCGCGGTTTGCGTTGGTTCGAGCCGAACCCTTGTCTTGAGTATCTACACCCGCCGCTACGGTGTGAATCTTTGAGTCTCGAGAAAGCTCGGTCATTATTTTGAGGCTTTACCGACGCCTTCAAGGGCCTCAAGGCGCTCGAGGATGTCGTGCAGTTTGTCGTCAATCTCCGTGATGACGGCAGCAAGGCGCTCGATGTCAATGCAGTCCTCCTGCGTCTCTGGGGTCCAAGTCGTCAAACAGCTCATGATACTTCAAATAAAAGGGTTCCGGTCATGTTGCCAAACGACGTTCCGAAGCCGTTGGTTAAGAAAAAATACAGCACGTCGCCGGCGGAAAAACTGTTGCTCGAAAACGTCAGGGTAGTTGCCGTATAGCTGGTCAGTCCCTGTGCGCTCTGCGTCTCTAGCGTCGTGAAGTTGCTTGCACTACCCGCTTGCATAAGCTGAATGCCCAGAGAAAAACCGGTGCCCCCGCTAAGGTTCAAAGTCCCATAAAACGTAGCGGCTTTGAGCGACCCGGCGAAAGGTGCAACAAACCTATTGTACCTCTGGCGACTGCTTTGCTCCGACTCGCTGGTAATCGGAATGAATACATCCCGCACGTTGTTGTCAAAAAACGCGTAAGGAATCATCACGTTGTTCGTGCCTCCTCCGCCCCCACTGCCGTTAGCAGCAGCCGTAATGCGTCCCTGAGCGTCGACAGTAATGTCCGCGCTCGTGTAGGAGCCGGCTGTAACGGCCGTGTTTGCAAGGTCAATAGTGCCCGTCGTGGTAATCGGACCACCCGTAAGACCCGTACCGGTAGCTACCTGAGTAACCCCGGAGTCGACAAGATTGCCGACCTCAATTTTTTTTGTTTCGTTACCTGCAACATCGACGATGGCCAAGACATCTGTTGACGCCGGCGTCGTGAGAGCATTGAGGTCTGTAATTGTCTTATCAGCCATCAGTTCTGGATAAGGTATTCTGAGGTGTTTTGATTTAGCGCGATGCGATTTGGAGACGGGGTGCCGTTCTGGATAATAAAGTTGGTGGGCTGCGGAGCGGCACCGCTACCGGTCGTCAGGCTCTGAATCTGATTGGAAATCGCAATCGCAAGCGGCATTACCAGAGAGCCAAAATGTTGGTTGCCGAGGTATTGCTGGCCAAGACGCGCTTCACTTGAACCGGAAGGAAAGACCCTGCTGGAACCGTTGAGAATAACAACAAGGCGCCGCTAGAAGTCAATACCTCAATGTCTCCTCCACTGCCAGAATAAAGAACGCAACCGGGGTTGGTGTCGGAATACAGCGTGTAGTTCTCACCATTGGCCATAATATTGGCACTCAAGGTGAGCTGGGTGGGAGAATCAACAGCAGTAACCTTTGCTACCGTGCTATCAGTTGTGTTGTAGACAATGAATCCTACAAGGTTGCTGCTAAATGCCGCGCCGCTGTCCACGAGTTTGTTGGTAGTCGTGGCAGTGGCAGTGCCGCTTACACTGGGGCCAGCGACGTTGGGGACGTCGATGGTGTCGGACTTGATGACTTTGACGCCGGTCCCGACTTGAAGTTTTTGATATGCCATTACTTACCAAATGGAAATTGACGATTCAAGGAGTCACGTCGCCTCGCGCATCCGCAGTCCTTACCCTTAGACACTTTGTCTACCACGTACTTGACGCCCGTAGCCTTGGTGACCTTTTCAATAGTGTCGCCTAAGCCCCTCACTTGCGGATGCAGCTTGAAATATGCGCTTTGACGTTGTGGACCCGGCGGGTCTCTTCCATAGAATGGTCGCCACCATATGGGTTGTCGCCAGAAGCTTTGCTCATGCCCTTGGACTCGTCCCGGCGAGCTTTCATGGATTGAGACTTCTTACCGTGGCGAGCCCCGAGAGCCTCGTCGAGACGTGCGTTGTAACCTTGTTTCATGGTCCTAAGTTAATACTTTCCCTGTCTTCCTTTGGGGCTGCTCTTTGTACTTCCACCGGGGCCAGCCCACAGCTTCTTGCAGGCCCAGTATCTAGCGGTGAGTTTACTCTTGGCTGAGCCGCACTTGTGCCGCGCCTTGAAACTTTTACGCGCCGCTGCACTGTAGTTGTGACCATAGCCCTTCGCTCCGAAATGAATAATTTTCTCCTTGCCGCCCTCGCATCCCTTGACCATCATCTTCTTACCCTTGCTCGTACTACGACGAGGCTTGTTGCAGGGCATGTCCTTTTTGCTCGGCATTATTGTTACAGTCTGTAAGGCTGGAAAAGGATAGAGAATTTATTGACTTCGGCAGCACCCCGAATTGGGTACCCATAAATAATGCCTACTGCCACACCGCTTGTGTTGTCTGTAGTCAACAGATGGCTGGCGTTAGTTGTGCCGTCGCCAGCGTATACAACAGAGCTAAGGAGACCTGCGGTTTCGCTCGTAAGTACATTACCCGAAGCGTCATAAACTGTAGCGTTAACAAGCCCATGAGCACAGACACCCATCCCATCATCGGTGCCGTTTCCAGAAACTGTGGCTGAGGAAATTCCAAGGATATCTAAGTTGGCGTCGGTGTTCGTGTAATGACGAACGTTAGAGACGAAGGCGACACCATTACCAACGTCGGACGACGTGTTGCCGGCATGGACAACCAAAGAGCCCGCAGTAACACCGGCGTTACCAATGGCGGGTAAACGCACCGTGCTTTGGTTGGACACACCGTCGCGCGTGGGTCGCAAATAAGGGTCTTCGATGCCTCCATTCACGTAAACCACCGCGTCCTGTACAAACGAGGAGGCAGTGCCCGAAATAATCATAGTGGCAATAGACTGTCCAGAACCACTATCGGCACTAAGAATGTCTCCTGTCACCCCTGCGGTTAGTGTCGAGCCCGCAGGAGGGCGGGCCCCAGTTGCCGCGTCTGTGTAGACTATAGCTTTAGGTACGATACCGTTAGAGCAAATCTTAAAGGTCTCTCCTTGACTAATTGTACTAAAGCCTGAAGAGGTTCCGTCCACCACCTTTTCGTCATAAACGACGCCCATAGGTGTGTACGTATTGCCATCGGTATTAGCATTTACGCCGCGAGCGATAGCGGGGTTGTCTATAACAAGGGGCAGCCCCGTAGTCTGGTCAACTCCAATTTGGTATACAATCGTTGAGTGGCTGAGTGCCTCAGCCGCAACCGCGTTTACGTAGGCATTTTTAAGTGAGCTTACAGAAGCCGCCGAATTGGTTCCCCCCGAAAGTGTGGCCCCACTTAAAGTGGCGTTCGCAATAGTAGTCGCAACCGAAATAGAGTTCCCCGATGTGCCGGCCGTCTTAGCAATAAGGTTGATGACACTGTCGTCAGTGGGAGCTTCAAGTGCAATTACACTGAATTCAGATTCAATGGTGTAGTCGAAGCTGGTTTGCTTGGAGTTACCAAAGAAATTTACAATCCTACTAGACTGGTTGCCGACCGAACTTTGAATTTTAATCTCATTGCCAGAACCAGTGAGCGCGGTCCGAAAAGTAATTACAGTGCCCCCAATCGTTAGAGTTTCACCATTTGCTGGCAAGCCAGAAAATGTCAATGTGGCAATCGCAGGAAGGCCACTGGAATACTGAAATGGTGGGGCAGCAATTTCTTCTATAGAATACGCCTTGCGGTCATCATTCTTGCGACGAGAACCACGGTTGTCCGTATCTACACCGGAGGCCACCCCGTGAAACTTAGTTCCTGCTGGAATTGCCATTTTTTTTACGACTGTTTATTCGCGGCATGTCTCTTCCTTAGTTTCTTGACAGCGCGGTTGACCGCCACCTTCGCAACCCAACGCGGGATGCGGCGCGACATGAACTTCAAAACCTTACCTACCACGGGTGACACGGGCTGCTTTCGTATTAGAGACAAACTGCTTGCGCTTACCCTGAGCCTTTTTCTTCCGAGCCGTCTTGGCACGCTGGGCCTTGCTCAAACGCTTGGCCTTAGCCAATGGCAAACACCTGTCCGGGTTCTTCTTGTTCTTGCTCGTGCCGCACTCGCCCTTGATGCTGCCATCGGTACCGATGCGCACCCACTTCTCGTCCCGCCACTTCTTGAGCTCGCCCATTACTTTTTGCCGTAAGGCTTGGACTTAGGCTTGCGAACCTTGGGCTTGTTCTTTGCCGTACACGGCTTTCCATACTTAGGCATCAGAACTTGCTTTTGGGGAGGGGGATGTCGCGGCCTTTAATAGGCGACGCTGGCTTTGACTTCAGCGGCTTGATGTGCTTAGGGCCATGAGCTACCGCAACTCCTTGATGACCTATGTAATGTTCTTTTCTCTGTACGACACCTTGATTGTTCGGGCCAACGCCGTATATGAATGGCGAGCGGCCAACACGGTTAGCCCTATCGTTTGTTTTTTCGAGATAAGTCTTCTTGCGCGAAGACTTAGTCCCGGAGGCCGTGCCGCTGGGCTTGGTCGAAGGAACTGTTTTGGAAGACTTGGTTCCTCTCGAAATTCGAGACCGCTTCTTCTTGTCGCGCTCCCTCTGAGCTTTTCGGTAATTTCTCGGCATCACTTCTTGTTTTTTGCGTAGTTCGGGTCCTTGCAGTACTTGCTCGCAGCCATGTTGGCATAGGCGCTTGGGTAGCGGTCAAAAGTCCGCTTAGCCCAAGCAATACCAGCCGGACAAATCTTGTTCTTCTTCTTGGTTCTACCCGCCATGGACTACAAGATATACAAGACAGATGAAGGCCCCGACCATGCCGAGGCCCACCATCTTGTAAGAGAACTCTTTAGCCACGACGCTTGACAACGCGCCGGCGAGTTTTGGCCGTAGCAGAAGCTCCTTTAGACTGCTTTCCACGAGAAGTTTGAGGGCCGTAACCGACACCCGTACGAGTGTTGGTCTTGGTCGTCTTGACCTTGGTCGTGTACTTACGCCCAGTCGCACTCTTGTTCTTGGTGGTCTTGGTCGTACCAACAGAACTGGTACGCGTCTTCACCTTGTCCTTCTCGCCCTTGGTCTTCACCTTGGTCTTGGTGACAGTAGCGCCGCCGCGAACATTGCGAGTTTTGGTTTTGGTTTTGCGGCCCTTGGAAACCTCGACCATCTTTCCTGTGCCTCCACGGTTCTTGTAAACCGTGCGCTTGACCGTAGTCTTCTTTTCCATAACAAGTATCTTGTGGGACCAAAATACAATGAACTATCTAAAGTACTGGAGGGTCGTCCGATACTTCATCAATGCCAAATACGGCATCTCCCAGCCCGACCTAGAGATGCTCATCTTCCTCTACGATGAGCCCTACTTCACCCGAGCCAAGTTCAAAGAGTTCGACAAGACCTTCTCGTGGGACAAAGACCGCTTCAACCGCCTCGTCAAAAACGGATGGGTAGAGAAAGTGTCCGTAGAGTCTAAGTCGAGGCTAGGGGTATACAACCTGACCTACAAAGCCAAGCGCGTAATAGGGTACGCCTACGCCCTGCTCGAAGGAAAAGAGTATCCCATGGAGGCGCAGAACAACCCCGTATTCAGGCGAGACTGCTCATTCACCGACAAGATGTACAAGCAGGTGATGATGCAAATCAATGAAGCACAACGACAACATCGCGCTCAGAGATGATGGTGTACTTAACATCCTCAATCATCATAGAGTACGCACTGCGCTTGTCGTAGTATAGCTCCTCATCAGCGTGGATGGCTTCGACATCCGTGCCCGCTGCCACAACCTTGCCGCGAGCATATCGCAACTGGCTGGTGTCCTCACCGCTAAGCAACAAGCCGCTCTCTGTCGTCACCTCCTCTTCGATGGGCTGGAGGACAATGTATTTTCCTATCGGACGCATGTAATAAAAATTGGTGTCTTGGGGCCGACGTAAGCTCCCGCAACATTGAAAGTATAGAACTCGTATGCCTCGTCATACTCCAAGCCGTTGAGCATTAGAATCTCCAAACACCGACCCTCGTCATACACAACAACGCCCGCGTCAGTGAAACCAAGGATGGCGTCGTCAAAGCCGTCGGCGAACAATGCGCTGTCTAAATACTCGAGTACCTCGTCCCTCATTGGGCCAAAGTAATAATTGCTTTCGTGCTAAGGATGGTGATGGCCACACTGACCGCGTTCTGCAAAGCAGTAACCGTGACCCGCGTCGGGTCCACGATGCCCATGTCAATCATGTCGCCAAACTCTCCGGTCTTAATGTTGTAGCCCATGCCGTCCTCAACCATACTATAGTCGTAGTCAACTGCGCATACTGCATCGTCGACCCTGTCGAACAGCTCCTTCTGCTCCAAGTCGGTATAGCCGCCAACCTCAATAACGCCCACGCCACCAGTCAAGCTCGCGATGCGGCTCTGGATGAAATCTTTATCAGCACGACCCTTGGCAAGTTGATGAGCCTCCTGCAACTGAGCAACACGTTCGCTCACGTCAACGTCGCCCTTGGTGAGGATGGTCTCCTCGCGCCCGACAACAACACGGTCGGCCCACCCCAAATCGTCAGGACCCATCAAGCTCAAGTCGTCGCCCGTCTTCTCCGAGTAGTACACCGCGCCAACAGCTACAGCCAAGTCTTGCATAAGCTCGTGCTGGCGATACCCAAAGCTCGGAGGAGGAATCACACACACCTTTAAGCCCTTCTTCAAAACGTTAGCCGCAAGCGTATTCAAGACGTGACCGCTGACCGGAGCCACGATAAGAAGCTTCTGACCCTCACGGATAATCGGAGCCAAGACCTTCTCGATGCTCAACACGTTGCCAATCTCTGTGTCGCACACCAAAACCTTGCAGCCATCGAAAACGCACTCGTCACGACTCTGGTCGTTGATGAACATAGGGCTGGCCCAACCGCGCTCAACTCGAATGCCATGAGTAGTCTTAAAGCTAGTCTCACTAGTCTGGCTTCGCTCCACGGTAACGATGCCGTCCTTGCCGACATCCTTGTACACGTTAGCGATGATATCGCCGATGCTCTTGTCGTTGTTCGCACTGATAGTAGCCACGTGCTTCAACTGCTTCTTCGTCAACCGCCGGCTCCGACCACGCAACTCCTCGATGACTCCATCGGTCAAAGCCTTCAGCTCGCGCAACACATCCGTCTTGTTGGCATCATCCCCAATGGCCGCAAGCCCACCCTTGACCAAAGCCTCAGCCAAAACAATGCTGGTCGTAGTGCCGTCGCCCGCTTCACTAGCCGTCCGGTCTGCCGCCTCCTTCATCATGCGCACAGCCAAGTCCTCTACAGGGTCTACCAAGTTTACCGCGCGGGCAACAGTAACCCCGTCCTTGGTCACAGTAATGCCATGGGTATGCTCGGGGCTTTCAATCAAGACTGTCTGGCCGCTAGGGCCCAACGTCGACTTCACAGCTCCCGCCAACTTCTCGATTCCGGAGACAAGCTTCACGCCGTCAAAATGCAACTCCTTTTTATTCATAGTGAGACGAAGGTATGTCGCAATGTCGATTTTGAGCGTCCCTATAGAGAGAGAGAGAGAGAGAGAGAGAGAGAGAGAGTTCTTCCCTATACGAGGGAAAATAAATGACATTTTCGACATCGCACTGGAAGCCAGTTACTTAGTCGACACAAAACCGACACACCATGTGTCGATTTTCGACACAAACAAGGTTGAGGCAATAACAACCTTGAATAATGTGTATACAAAAAGGGAGCGCCCACGTTTGGACAACTCCCTTCCTTAAACCAAAATCAGCATTAACCGATGCCGGCCGAATATACATATCAGATGTATATGGCGTTTGGGTAACCCCACCCCCCACGCGCTGACCCCCCATGACGAAAGCTGTTTTTTTTGAAGAGGGGGGGTGCTGTTTTGTTTCGCGCCCCCGGATTTTTTGGGGTTTCCCCTACTCCCCCGGGCACGGACCCCCGCCCCGCCCGTTGCCCCTCCCGATACGGCCGCCCCGTTTAACGTGTCGCCGTTTCTCTCCCGTTCCGTAACGCCCGGCCCCGTAGGGCCTCCGGCCCGGGGTGAATTAATCCGGAATAACCGCCCCGAATTGCCCCTTGTATTCTTTGCGAATTCAAAAAGTATTCGTACACTTGTCATCCCTGCAACGGCAGGGGCCGTTCTTTGAAATGCTGAAATAATAAATCCGGATTAATCCGGCCCCCGAAAGGGGGGCCACCCACTACTATATACAACTGCTATGAACAGCAAAACCCAATTCGCCACCAAAGGTGGACAATCCACAGACGTTGCAACGATTAAGGCTCAAGGAGCCGCGGCCCGTTCGGCCGCTTTCGATTTGCGTTTCTCCCTTGGAATCTTCGCCATTTGGTGCGAAGAGAATAAAAAGGAGTTGAAAAAGGAGGCCCCCCGTCTCGCCAAGGCCGCGGGGTTGGCCCCCGAATCAATCCCGCCAATGGCATCCGAAGGGAAGCTATTGGTGCGGAACAACGCAACGGCTAAGGGCCTCGAAACGTTCAACCGAAACGTGAAAAGCGGCAAGGTGACCACGGCAGACGGCCTTAAGGCCAAGGCCGGGGTACAAGCCTACGCCAAGCATGTAGCCGGCCAAAAGGTGCCGAAGGCATCCGGTCAGCCGGTTGTCTTGGATGAAGCCAAGGCACAAGCGGCCGCGGCTAAGGCCACCGAAAAAGCCGGCCCGGCACCTGAGCGGACTCATACGACGGTCACGAAAGGCAAGGACACCAACCGCGTGACGATTACGGTGCCTCTCAGATTCGGCGACACGGCCCGAGCTAATTTCCTCGAATGCATCGAAGAATTGGCGGCCGAGTGTGGTGTGGAAATCATCATCCCCGCCCCGGTCAACGCCTAAGGCCCCGCGCCCCCCATATACCCCGCACCTACCCGGTGCGGGGTATTTTTTTGCCCCGTTGTTTCTGCTCTGATTAATCCGGATTAACCCCGGCCCTCCCTCTCCCTTCGTTCCCCTGCTCCGAGTCAGGGACGCGCTCGCTCTGCGAGTGCGGGTCAGGGACGCTTCCCACGCTCCGAGTCAGGGACGCGAAAAACCTGCACTTACCCCATGCAGATTTCTTACTTATTTCTTGTAATATCCATATAATCTACGTATATTGCGCTATCATTATTCAAGGAACAAATAGGCGGCACCCGGAGCCGATTAATCCGGATTAATTCAGATGAGCACACCACACTACAACATTTGCAAGCGAGCGGCTAAGCGCCTACCGACTGAAGAGTTGACAGCCATATCAGAGATGGCAGACAAGTGCGAGGGTTGGCTCTCGCCTGAGTTCCTTGAACTGCGCAACGCAGTCAGGGACGAGCTTTCGACACGCACAATTAATCCGGATTAACCATGATTCTATTCGATTTAGACGGCACCATTGCCAACGTCGACCGCAGACGCCAAGCGGCAGACGAAGCACAGGCCCCATACCCAAGCAACGAACGCCAAGCGTGGTGGGCGGCGTGGCAGAACCCCGACAACATCCTGCGTCTCGACGTACCCAACGAGTTGGTGGTCAGTGTCCTCAGGGACTGGCGAGAGCGGGGCAAACACATCGTCATCGTCTCTGCCCGCAACGACAAGAACAGGGACGTGACCGAGCAGTGGCTCGCGCAGTACGGCATCCACTACGACGCGCTCTATATGCGCAAGGACGGGGACTATCGCCCCGACAACGTGTTCAAGCAAGAGTTGTTGGACAACATCCGCAAGGGTGGCGAAGACCTCATCGAGAGGGTTTACGACGACCGCAATCAGGTTGTCGATATGTGGCGGGCCAACGGCATCGACTGCATCCAAGTGGTACCACGTGACAAAGGAGAGTTCTGATGCGGATAGTATACCCCACCACCTTCGACAACATACACCGAGGCAAGTTCCGTGCCGCGTGGTCATACCTCCACGGCGACGTTGAGGACGACCACGGCTACGACATCTTCACCTGCAACGAGGCTATGCAACGTGCCATTTCTCGCAGTAAGGCTGACGAGGAGTTCACCTGCACCATCATCTGCCCCACCACTTACAAGCGTAGGGACGGCGTGGCGATATGGATTGGTGACCAAGGCAGGCAGGGCAAGCCGTACCCTTTCGTCTACGTCTGCTATGCCGACGACACCGAGGCCATCGAGGGCGCGAGAGCGTATCGAGACCGGGGTGACCGCTTCGACTCAGGTATCAGTGGTGATACCTATTACCGCGTCGTGTGGTACAACAGTCACATCCGCAGTTGCCTACGCAACAAAGAAGTCTTCACCAAGGAGTGGCTTCGGGAGAACAACGTACTCGGCAAGCGTGCGTGGTTTATGGAGTTGCAACACAACGAGCGAACCAAGGACATCGTGTTCCGCTTTGCCGGAGAGTTAGTGGGCAACCAATACTACCGCGCCAACACCGACGACATCGAGCATGCCAAGCGTATGTGCCGACTCATCAGACCTTTTGAATTAGAGAAGATGGGCTTCCTCACCCCCATGTTCCAAACCAACAAACGAGGGACAATACAATGAAACACCCACTATCCAAACTCATGGACGAGGCGGCGAAGGAGCATCCTATCCTGCCCGGCGTCTTCGACCAAGCGTTGCGCATCGGCCTTCAACAGATGGCCGAGAGCAAGGACGCGTGGCTCGAAGAGAACAAGGACAAGCTGCTCCTCGTGGAGCCTCACCTGTGGCACCGACTGATGGGCCGCGCAAAAGAGATGTTCGATGACCTATACAGTTGAGAGTACCGACGCCATCCACGATGGCTACCAATGGAGCGGCAACTACAGCCGTGTTGAGCGGCATACGTTCACCGTTCCTGACGACGCCACCGACAGTCAGGTGTGGCGCAAAGCGAGAGAATTAGTTGGCTTCACGGGTTGCCGGGGCCGGTATCTACACGACGACGCGTGGATGCCATACGGGGCGGCCACCATTGTATTCATCTATCCCGTCGACGAGCTGTTGCTCGCCGCCGAGCAAGCGGCGGAGTATGCCCGGCGCTTGGAACTCAAGCAATCCCTGATAGGAATGCTCGACGAGCTGTGTACGTTCCGGGCCGTAGAAGGATGGAACACCGACGACGTTGAAAGTATGATTAAGACAATCGACACCCTCCTGCCATGAGTTTCACAAGTATCATCCTCCGCGTAGCCCTGATTGGGTTCGTCGGCATGTTCATCATCATGCTTTCCCTGACGCGTTCAAGAACGACAGGGTCCGTGCCCTCATCGACCGTTGCGATGGTCGGGAGAGTATCAAGGACCAACTCGAACTGAACGGCATCCTCACTCAAGAATTCAAGTCATGACGTGGAACACCCAAGAGAACTACAACCGATTGAGCGATTCCGCCAAGATGGGCGGGTCGTTCAACGCCGCCATCATTGATGCATTCTTCAAAGCTGACAACACCAACAAGCCTCGCCTTGTCGAGGCATTCCCTGAAATATTCAAGCCATGAATAAACCTATTGACCCCGAAGGGTTCTACACCGGACCCGAACTCAAGTGGAGTGTCGAGGAAGTGGAGTGTATCGCTCAACGCCTTGACTACGACTTGGACCAAGCCACCCTTGAGCGTGTACTCATTGCCACGTTCGAGGACAACGAGACCCTCATGCACCAAATCTCCAAGCACATCGAGGACACCCTTGAATACATGGACAACACCGATGCGCTATGAACTACGATTGGAAAGCCGGTGAGTTGGCGCTCACCTACAACAGGACAGAACCTGACGGCCCGAAGGTTTCGAGGGCCATCGACTTGGTGAAGTTCCTTCGCCCCTTGTACGACCCAGACCTTGAGGTTCGGGAGAGGTTCTTCATCGTCGGCATATCTCGCTCCAACAAGATACGCTCGTGCTTCGAGGTCGGCGCCGGCGGCTGTGCGGGCTGTGTCGTGGACCCCAAGCTTGTGTTCAGTCGGCTGTTGCTCGACAACTGCGCGGCGTTCATCTGCTCCCACAACCACCCGAGTGGCAACCCATCTCCGAGTATGGCAGACAAGAACTTGACCCGCACCCTCAAGGACGGGGGCAAGCTACTTGACATCGCCATGCTCGACCACATCATCGTCACCTCGGACAAGTGGAACAGCTTCGCCGAACTAAATCTGCTTTGAACCCAAAGATTTCTTACTAATTACTTGCAAGTATGGAAGTTATTCCTTATATTGCGCTATCAATTCATTACAAGGCAATCCTGCCAATTAATCCGGATTAATTATGACTACAATCCATTACACCCCTCCCAAGGGCGTCGATGCTTCGGCCCCCTTCTTCGAACAGCTCGAGCGTGACGTTGCCGAGCGCCGAGTCACCAACGTCGGTTACATCGAGAACGACGGCACGAGCAAGAGTGCTGACCAATACCGCTCGCTGTTGCAGTTGACCTTCCAACGTCGGTATGCCCGTTCGTATGCCACCATCGGCATGAAGCCAACACGTCATTGGCGCATCACCGACCTCAAGAAATACTACGGGGTCAAGGGCAACGCCACCAAGGTTGCCGACCAACTCGATGCCATCTACGAGTCCATCATCCAAGCCCTTCGGAACGCATGACCGACCAAGAGATTGACGCTCGCATCGCCGAGCTACGGGCCAAGCCCCTCCTCAAGTGCGACGAGGCCGAGGCACGAGAACTGCTCTCGTACTACGACGACCACCAACTGCGTGAGATTCAGGTCTCCCTGCACAAGCACATCAGAAGCATCGAGCGCAAGAAGAAACACTTCGCTGAGTATTGGCGGTGCAAGGACATCCTCAAGTGGGCACAACAGGAGGAGTGCTCCCGCCCTATGACATCTGACTTCCTCAACAGCGTATTCAAAATCAACAACTGATGGCTATCGAAATCATGAACCCCTACGAGGCGTCCCTCGCAATCCAAGAAGACGTGCGCCGTCTCCTCCAAGCAATACCCAAGCGCGTTCAAGACTTGGACACCGACCTCAACGGTGCTGACGTGGGGTGTCTTCTCGCCAACATCTACGAGTGTGCCGAGCGCATCATCGAGGTGCAGTACAAGAGTACCCTATGCGACGACCACCCCAACAAGATGCAATCCCTACCCAACTTCCATGAACTGAAATCATGACCGCCAACACATTCATCTCCCTGTGCAATGAGCACAACATCGACCCTCGTGTTGCCTACGAGAACTCCGATGTGCGGGGCCTCATCAAGAAAGACAAGGGCAGGAACTCAATCACCAATCAACTCCATCTCAATGCAATCCTCAGCACCCAATTCTGACGCGCTCACCAACATCTGCGCTCTCGAGGCTTGGCTCGACAGTAGCCTCAGCCTCATGGACGAACCCATCGGCGACACCACCGTGCGTGACGTTGTCGACCATCTCAAGTGGCACTTGCAGTTGTCCGCCTTCCCCAAGCAAATCATCAGCCCTGTCCTTGGGCGTATTGATGTACCGCCTATGGAGCCATGCAGTGACACGTGGTTCAGCATTGGCTACATCGCCGTCAACATCTTCATCGTCGAGGACCGGTGGCAATACAACGTGTTCGTTGACAAGCTCAACCCGGAGACGGGCTTGCGGGAGTACAACACTGACGTTCAACTCTGTCACGGAATCTGCTCATGACCATACCTAAGACAATCAAGACCAAGGATTTTGGTGACATCCAAGTCTCTGAACACGCCGAGTGGGGCAGACTATCCGAGCATGAGGATGTCGGCTTCCCTGCGGGCGACCACCTGTACTGCTTCGTATACATGGTGAATCCGACTTTGCTAGGGTACTACATCACTACCGCCTACGGTTCACAACGAGAACTCGAATCAGGAAACTTATACATAAAGCAATGACACGAGAAGAGAAAATCGAACGCTACATCGACAGCGTTATCGACGGCATGGATTGGAAGACCATGTACCACTACGTCTACGAGACCATCGCAGAGTCCCTTGAGGGTGATAGCGATGAAGCGATTGACGAAATGTATAACAACCACTTCAACGAAACATGAAAGACACAATCAAATCCATGCTTCTCGAGAACACGGGCAAGCATCCCATGGACAGCGGCGGCGCCAACGGTAGGCGTTGGCAACGCAATCAGTTCCGCGACTTCGAGTCGGAGGAGCCCATCACCTTCGAGGTGAACATGAACTACAACGAGGACGGCACGGTCAGGTATCGTGACATCATCCCGACCATCACCCTATACCATTGGCTGATGGGCGCCAACATTGAGGAGGACGAGCGGGCCGAGGAGTTCAATGCTCTCATCGACAGCGCCGACCCTTGGTGCGACGACCTTGCCTTCACCACCGAGCAGTGCTATCAGAAGCTAATGGAGTGGGACGCAGACATCGACGACGAGCGGTGCTACAACACCTACAACGACAGCGACTGCTTGGACCAAGTGTTCCAGTACCAGCACCTGACCATTGGTGACGACCCGTACGTCCTCATCAGCGTTCACGGCGGTGCCGATGTACGTGGTGGGTATGCCGCATCGCGGTTGTTCTACCTCGACGAGAGCTACATGGACATGCTATGGAACGAAGAGTACAACAGGTGCATGGACGAGGACGAGGCGCGTACCTACCTCGAGCACGGCCAGCCCTTCACCGTTTGCCGGTGGGGGCCCGACACCAACGAGACCATCAACAACTGCACTGACCTCAAATGGATTGAAGAATGATGGACATCGGCCCCGTATACTACACCACCCGCCGCGCAACGCTGGACATCGACGAGATGGACATCACCTACGTCTACAATGCGGCGCGGTGGTTCGTCCGAAAGTGGAAGCGGCCCGACCTGCTCCCCATCATCGACTCAGTCCACTCAGGTCATGCCCGCACCATCCTCAAGTGGTGCATCCTGAAACAGGAAGCCTTTGCCGCCAAAAGCCAACCACCTTGGAACCATGACACACTGAGACTAATCGAGAAGAAGGACACCGACCTTATTGATAAACACCATCCAAATTGGATATGCGACTTGTATCCCGGCGACGAATGGGGTAGCGACCCAGACGGAGAATTTTGGTACGAGGAACAGCAAAAGAAACAGGAGGAAGCCGAGGCACGTCTTGCCCGTCTGGAAAACCAGTACTGCAACTCTCGTTTCTTGCTCAAGGTGTACTACCCAAAATCCACCATTCCCCGCAAAAGACATTCACTGACATAACCAAGGAATCATGACACGAACGAAACACCTCGACAACCACATGGCACAGTTGTGCCGTGACCGGGCCAAGCGCATGGCCGATACCAATAGGCGCAACGGATGGGAAGACCTATGCGGTGACGTAGCCAACATCCGTGGCCTGTCCCCCCTACTTCGACGCCACGCAAGTGACGAAGAGATACGCAACTACATCCGCAACATGGACACGGCATGCCGTGAACAATTACCCGATGAGGTATGGGACGCTTTCAAGTAAGCCACAACAGGCAGCTCGTCGGAGCAGACGAGCGCGGTAACAGGACTGTGGTACACACATGGTTCTGTCCGTGGGGTTCATACTCAGCACGACTACCGAAGGGCGTAAAAAAGTTGACGCACTTCCGAACATTAACAGTGGAACAAGTTGCAAGCCACTAATATATTCCTTATATTGCAACATCAATTACAATCCAATCATGGAACAATCCAATCACCCGGTCGTCAAGACCACCGAGGCCAACTTGGCCGAAGCCAACGAGGCCATCAAGGCCATCGAGGCACAACTCTTAGAGGTCAAAGCCTGCATCCGCAGTATCGAGGCCGTTCAACAACCATCCCTCTCCACCGAGCAGTTGCGTGCCTTGGCCCGCAAGTTCTTTGTCATGGGTGCCGAGGCACAGCAGGAGAACTTCGAGTGTCCGGACATCGAGCCGTACGTCGAGATTGACGGACACTCTGACGGGCTACGCTGGGACTACAGCGGTCAGGTTTGGATTGAGGGCGACACCTACGCCGACAACATTCAGTTCGGCGATGTGGTCATCACCGACGACGTGATTGACGAGGTCATTAATCCGGATTAATCATGAGTGACGACTACAAGAAGAGAATCCAAGATTCCGCTATCTCCTGTGTTGCGTTCTTGCGTGGCTGTGGTGTCGACCCCGCGTCCATTCCGGTCACCAAGATTTACGAGCTGGCTGTCATCTACCACGACTACGGTCCGGAGGGTGTCCGTGACTACCTCGGCACAGACATCGGTGACGGCGGCATTGCAGAGCTTGTATCATGAAGATGACACGTCAATCCCGCAACTACGCAGAAACCGTTGGCCACGCCGTGGCCTTCGGTATCTGTATGACCAAGTGCGACGTCTTCCAAGGCGCGACCATGAGCGGATACATCCACGGTGTCCGCGAACCCAACGAGGCACAGCTTGACATCAAGCATGCATTCACCCAAGATGCTTTCGAGCACTGGACCCGCATGATGCGATTGGCTGAGGACTTGGCCTTCAAGCGTGGCCACGACACGTGCGACTACGGCGTAGTCATTACCCGCCTTGGCGACAAGCTCATCATGAGCCTAGCACGACACAGTTACTTCCATCACAAAGCTCTCGACCATGCCGAGGCAGAGATGACTGAGAGCGCCGTGTACGACCTGTCGAATTACGACACCCCCCTGTATCTCGAGGAGCACAATCGTATGCCGGGTGCGCCCAACGAGTTCTGGAGTATGCGCGAGGCGGGCGAGTATGCACACATCCCTTACGACGACGAGTACAATGTCCAATCCAAACGAGCCGTATAGGTATCTGCCCTCCGAATACGATGACCTCAACGACCTGCGTAAGCACCTCCAAGAGATTGCCGACGGCTACTTGGAGCGGGAGTACGAAGACATCGTATACGATTCACTAATGGAAACCATCAATACAATACAACATGTTCTTGAAAGAATGGAACAGGGTGATTGAGCGACACCCTGACACAAAAAAGGTTCGCTTCCTTATCGACGGCAAGATTGTTACGCCGGAGTCACACGGTTACGAGGACGGTCTGTTGACCATCCAACTGACCGAACCTACCCTGTGGGACGGCAACCACCCCCGACAGGCGGAGTGGGACGCCCTGTGGGACAAGCACGTCCCGGCAAGCGGCGAGGCCGACACGCCGTATGGCGAGGCCATCCGTGCCTTGGGTCGCCTTCAGTATGAGTACTACAACAACGGGTTCTGCAACGCTTTGGAGGACGGGTTCATCACCACCTTTTACCGAGCGTTCACCGACAGCATCCAGCGCATTGGGTACAACATGCACGGATTCCGGGATTGGATGCGTAGCCAAAGCTACCCCGACTGCGACTACGACATCCATGCAGCCCGACAATTCAATGCCATCACCGAATACATTCTCGACTATGATTCACACAACAAGTAATTACTCTCAGTTCGACTTCAACGAGCTGAACCGTGGCGTCGATGCCACTCAAATCCGCAGGCTGAAGAAGAACATCAGCGAACTCGGACTCGTCCAACCCATCATCGTCACCGCTGACGGGACCATCATCGACGGACAGCACCGCTTCCATGCGTGCCGAGAGCTCGGCATCCCCATCCAATACATCGTCCGTGACGCCATGGACATCGCGGATGTGGTCAAGCTCAACAACGCAAGCAAGTCTTGGACCATCATGGACAAGGTCAAAAGCTATGCGGCGCAGGGCAACGAGCACTACATCAAGCTGCTTGAGTTCCATGCCGAGTGCCGAGAGGTACACCCGAAGTTTTCGGTCCGGTCTGCGGCGCACATTGCACAAGGCAGTAGCTCTCAATCGTCAGGCCGCAACGGGATGAACCTCGGTGGGGGGACGTGGGAGTTCCGCGCCAAGCGTGACGACGCCTACGCTAGGCTGTATGCCATCAGCGCCTTCAGCCGTTGGCCGTTCTTCCTGAACAACAACTTCATCACCGCCTTCCTGCGGTGCATCCGCACCGTCGAAGGCTTTAATTGGAAGGAGTTGCTGAAGAAGGCGGAGATGAACCCCCACATGTTCATGCACGCCGGAACCACGCAGGAGTACATGCGGATGTTCGAGCAGGTGTACAATCACAAAAAGCGCAAGCACACAAGGTTCTTCTGATGATAGAGATTCTACACCTCGATGGTAGCAGGGAGACGGTTGAAGGACCGCTCTCCTTGCATGACCTCCAGCAGGTAGTCGGCGGCTTGATTGAGCTTGTCTACCTCCCCGGAAAACAATTCATCGTAGTCAACGAGGAGGGCTTGCTTCTTGGCTTGCCTACCAACATGACTGCATCTAACATTGCGGGCCGGCACCTTGTCGGCACCGCTATTCTAACCGACGAACTCGAATGAAACGAGACATTTTCGAAGACTATGTCGAGCGGGTCAGCGCCCGATTCGACATCCCCCGAGAGCGACTGTTCGCCAAAGACAAATCGCGTGACGTAGTTGACGCCCGCCACATGCTGTACTACCTGTGCAAGGAGCGTCCGATGACCAACACCTACATCAAGCGGTACATGACGGAGAACGGATACGCTATCGACTTACCTTCCATCGCTCATGGTCTGAAGCGCGTGGAAGAACACATCGCCAACGACCCAGACTACACCACTCTAATTAACCAACTCAAATGAAACACGAGTCAGTTTACGGCCACCTCAGTGGCATCGACGTGCGCCCCAAGGTGGAGCGCAAGGGCAACCTCGACTACCTGTCGTGGGCTCAGGCATGGCACATGCTCAAGCAGCTCTACCCTCAAGCCCAACGCATCGTCTACGAGAGCGAGCACACTGGGCTCAACTATTTCACCGACGGTCGCACCTGCTACGTCAAGGTCGGCATTGTGGTCAATGACATCGAGCATATCGACATGCTCCCGGTCATGGACTACCGCAACAACTCCATCTCGGTGGAGAAGGTGACCAGCATGGACGTCAACAAGGCCATCCAACGCGCCACCGCTAAGGCTATTGCGATGCACGGCCTCGGCCTATCTCTATGGACGGGCGAAGATGTTCCATCGCAGCCGTCCGAGGTCAAGGAGGCCCCCTCTAAAGAGCCAAAGCAGCGCATCTCGCTCGAGGTCGACGACGAGAACTGGTCGAAGGTGCTCAAGTACGTGGTGGCCAACAAGGAGTTGGGCATTGACGAACTGCTGAAGAACCTTCGCACCAAGTACAAGGTGAGCACCAAGGTGCAGAAGGCCCTGAAGGACAACATGGGATGAGCGATACTATCGACAAGCTGCGTGACGACAGCCAGTACTACGGAAAGTTCGGCCGGCAGTTCCTGTCCAACTCGGACATCAAGGTTCTGCTTGAGGACCCATCGCAGTATGGCGTGCCCACTCCGGACAACCCTGCGTTTGCCGGGGGTCGCCTCTTCCATCAGCTCATCCTTGAGCCGGAGAAGGCGGCAGGCGTAGTGTGTGTCGATGCCGCAAGCCGCAACACCAAGAAGTACAAGGACGCCTGTGCCGAAGCCGGTGTGCCCTTTATGCTCCTCTGCAAAGAGCAGGAGAACATCACGAGGTTGACCGACAAGATGCTTGGCAACCTTGACTTCTTCGATACCATCCGTGAGGACGGCAACGTCTATGAGCAGCCCGCCGTGGGTACCATCATGGGCAAGCAGTTCAAAGGGAAGGCAGACATCCTTGGTGCCGACTGCATCATTGACCTGAAGACGACGAGTAACCTCGACGACTTCAAGTGGTCGGCGCGCAAGTATGGCTACGACAGTCAAGCCTATATCTACCAAAGCCTGTTCGGCAAACCGATGGTGTTCTATGCCATCGACAAGAAGACGGGTAGGATGGGCATGTTTGATACCAGTGACGACTTCATCCGCCGTGGCAGGGATAAAGTTGAGAGGGCCCTCGAGGTCTACGACCGGTTCTTTGGAGCCGATGCCACACACAACATCGAAACCTTTTACATCAAAGAGACGCTATGAGCGACCAGAAAGACAGGGTCTTTGCACCCGCCATGAATTGGAGCCAACCCCGTGAGGGTGCTCCCGACTTCGTCAAAGCCAAGCTTGGCATCAAGACTGACGAGTTCATTACCTTCCTCAAGGAGAACGCCAAGCCCTCGGGCTGGATTAACTTCGAGATGAAGCAAGCCCAAGACGGGCGTTACTACTTCGAGCTTGACACGTGGGAGCCGAAGAAACAGGACAACGCTGACGACACCCCGTTCTGATTGGATTGGGTCATTGTGATGAGTGGGGAGGGGGCTTCGGTCCCCTCCTTCATCTCATGACGCGGATGTCGTTTTTCGTTGGCCCCTACTCTCTCTTTTACTTTCTTTACTTCCTTCTCTTCTCCTACGTATACGAGAAGAATAATCGACATTTTCGACACAGCTCCTGATAATCAGGTAGTTGACTACAATAAACCGGCACCAAAATCGACACACCCATGTCAAGAATCGTCACAATCTTTAAGGACATCAAGGAAACGGAGACTCCGTTCCACCGCTCCGTGGACTTTGTGCTTGGTAGAATCCGCGATGGAGCGTCCAAAGAATTGGTCACTCGCATCCGCAAGGAGAAAGACAAGTCCGCCCGCAACGAGCTCAAGAAGGGGCTCCCTGCGGTATGCTTCTCCGGCACATTCAACAAGCGCAGCGACGCCAACCTGATGGAGCACAGTGGCTTTATCTGCCTCGACTTCGACGGATACAAGACCAAGAAGCTCATGATGGCTGAGCGCGAGCGGCTTAGCAAAGACAAGTACGTTTTCTCTGTCTTCACCTCTCCCTCCGGCAATGGCCTCAAGGTCTTGGTCCGCATCATGCAAGACCCTGACAATCATACGAGTTACTTTAACGCGCTAGAGAAGCACTTCAACTCGGAGCACTTCGATAAGACGTGCAAGAACATCAGTCGGGTATGCTACGAGAGCTTTGACCCGCTCATCTACATCAACGAAGAGTCCTCGGTTTGGACCAAGGTGGAGGAGGCGGAGTACGTAGAGGTCGAAGCCATCCGCGATGCCCCCACCATCCCCATCACCGACGAGAATAAGGTGGTTGACATACTCCTGAAGTGGTGGACCAAGAAGTACGGCATGGTCGACGGGGAGCGCAACGCCAACCTGTACAAGCTGGCTATGGCGTTCAATGACTTCGGCGTGAACCGTAGCCTCGCCTCCCACATCCTCCGTCAGTTCGAGCAGCCCGACTTCAAGGCCGAAGAGATTGAGCGTACTCTGGCTTCGGCATACAGCAATACCGCGAACCACGGCACCCGATACTACGAGGACTCTGACCGCATCAACTCCATCAAGGCACAGCTCAAGCGCGGCGTGTCAAAAAAAGAGGTCCGCTCCCAACTCAAGGAGTCCAAGCTGGAGAGCGACGTAATTGATTCCGTCATCGAGCGGGTGGAGCGAGAGAACGAGGAGCAGACATTCTGGACCAAGACCGAGAAGGGCGTCATCAAGATTGTGCCGCTCGACTTCAAGACATTCCTCGAGGACAACGGGTTCTACAAGTACTGCCCGGAGGGTAGCAAGAACTACGTCTTCGTGCGCGTCACCAACAACCTCATCGACCACACGTCGGAGAAGGAGATAAAGGACTTCGTCCTCGGCCACCTCTTGGAACACGACGACAAGACCATCTACAACTTCTTCGCCGATGCGGTGCGCTACTTCCGTGAGGAGTTCCTCACCCTGCTCGCCACCATCGACGTGTACTTCATGGAGGACACCAGTGACTCGGCGTACCTGTACTACCGCAACTGCGCTGTGCGCGTCACGCCGGAGGCCGTCACGAGCATCGACTACCTCGACCTCGGCGGATACGTTTGGAGCGACCACATCATAGACCGCTCGTTCAACGAGTGCAGCTACGATGGCTTCGACTATCAGAAGTTTATCGCCAACATCTGCGGTGGCGACGACGGCCGTACGGCGAGTATGGAGAGTACCATCGGGTACATGCTCCACGGCTACAAGAACCTCAGCTATTCCCCTGCGGTCATCCTCAACGACGAGGTCATCAGCGACAACCCCGAGGGCGGGACAGGCAAGGGCCTCTTCATGGCGGCCCTATCCAAGATGAAAAAGCTGGTAGTCATAGACGGTAAAGCGTTCGCCTTCGAGAGAAGCTTCCCCTATCAGCTCGTAAGTGCTGACACTCAGATACTTTGCTTCGATGACGTAAAGAAGAACTTCGACTTCGAGCGTCTATTCAGCGTAGTCACAGAGGGTTTGACGTTGGAGAAGAAGAACAAGGACGCCATCAAGATTCCGTTCGAGAAGTCCCCCAAGATTGGTATCACGACCAACTATGCCATCAAGGGTGCGGGCAACAGCTTCGCGCGGAGGAAGTGGGAGCTTGAGCTACACCAGTACTACAGCAAGGCGTTCACTCCCATCCACGAATTCAAGAAGCACTTCTTCGCAGATTGGGACGACGACGATTGGTGCAAGTTCGACAACTATATGGTCGCCTGCCTGCGCGGATACCTCGCTACCGGCCTTGTCGAAAGCAAGTTCATCAACCTCGGTATCCGTCAGCTCTCGGCAGAGACGAGCCACGACTTCATCGAGTGGTGCGGCCTCATCGGTGGCGAGGAGAACAAGACGCTCGAGCCGTACGCCAAGCTGTACAAGCACGACGTATACCTCGACTTCGTGCAGGAGTATCCTGACTACGCACCGAAGGCCAAGCAAAGCATTTCGCGCACCAAGTTCTACAAGTGGCTTGTGGCGTACTGCATGCACAAACACGGCTTGGCACCAGAGGAAGGGCGGGACAGCGCCGGGCGCTGGCTCCGCATCCGAAAGCCCACCGAAGAACAAACTGAACTGCAATGGAACTGAGAAACTATCAGAAGCGCATCGTCCACCGCGCTAAGCGCATCGTGGAGCAGCATGGCTTCGTCTACCTCGCTATGGAGGTGCGCACCGGAAAGACGCTCACATCCCTGAGCATAGCCGAAGAGTTAGGCGTGCATAGTGTTTTGTTCTTGACCAAGAAGAAGGCGCTCGGCAGCGTGGGGGAAGACGCCCTGAAGCTGTGCCCCTCGTACGAGTTCTTCGCCATCAACTACGAGAGCATGCACAAGCTGCCCCACAAAAACTGGGACCTCGTCATCTTGGACGAGGCCCACAGCTTGGGTGCGTTCCCTAAGCCGAGCAAGCGAGCCAAGGGCGTCCGCGACCTTGTGCGGGGAAGCAAGGTCATCCTCCTCTCCGGCACCCCTACCCCGGAGTCGTACAGTCAGATGTACCATCAGGTATATGGCATCAAGGGCAATCCGTTTGCTGGGTACAGGAACTTCTACCGCTTCTGCGACGACTACGTAGACGTTAAGACTCAGGTAGTTAACTCCCTTCCTATCAAGTTCTACAACAAGGGCTTGCCGAGTATCCTGACGGCCATGCAGCCATATATGATTAGCTTCAGCCAGCGCGAGGCAGGCTTCAAGAGCGACCTTCGGGAGCACATCTTGCGCGTCCCCATGGAGGCCCGCACGTACGAGCTGTGCAAACGCCTCCGCAAGGACCGCGTCATCGACGGGAACGAGGAGGTTGTCTTGGCCGACACTCCGGTCAAGCTCATGCAGAAGCTGCATCAGATGTACTCCGGTACGGTTAAGTTCGAGAGCGGCAGGGCCATGGTCTTCGACCACAGCAAGGCGCAGTTCATCTACGACAGGTTCTGTCGGGACAAGATTGGCATCTTCTACAAGTTCAAGGCTGAGCTCAAGGCTTTGCAGGACGTGTATGGCGACGAGCTGACTACAGACCTTCAGGAATTTTACGACGGCGACAAGAGCATAGCCCTACAAATTGTGAGCGGGCGGGAAGGCATCTCTTTGAAGCAAGCCTCTGCGTTGGTGTACTACAACATCGACTTCTCTGCGACCAGCTATTGGCAGTCGCGGGACCGGATGACGACCAAGGACAGGACCGAGAGCGACATCTATTGGGTCTTCGCCGAGAAGGGCATCGAGAGGCAGGTGTACAAGGCCGTGACCGAGAAGAAAGACTACACGTTAAATCACTTCAAGAAATGGAATACAACAGCGATTTTAGACACGACCTGAAGGTGGGCCACAAAGGGGAGCGGTATCTGGCCGCCATCCTTGAGGGCGCCACCATCGAGGTCAAGGCTGACAGTTGGATTGGCCGAACGCGCAACATTGCTGTGGAGTACGAGAGCCGTGGCAAGCCCTCCGGAATCGCCACTACCGAAGCTGACTACTGGTGCTTCATCTTCGATGGTGAGGAAGCCAAAAAAACATTCATCATGGTGGACACCGAGAGGCTGAAAGACATAGCTCGAGAGTACTTGAAGAAGGGAAGCATCAAGAAGATGGGTGACAAGAACAGCTCCACCTCCATCCTTATCCCATTGTGTGAATTCATGAGAATGGTATAGATGTTATCTTGTATCTGGGATGACGGAGCAGCAGATTCAGACACGCCGTATCAAGGAGCTCGAGGAGCAGGGCTACTATGTCATCAAGCTCATCAAGACCAACAAGAACGGCATCCCTGACCTCGTTGCTATCCCTCCTGACAGCGGCGTTATTTTCTCTGAAGTCAAGCGACCGAAGGGTACGGTATCTAAGCTACAGGAGTACCGGATGAAAGAGTTGAGGCAACATGGAATTGAGACCGAAGTATATCGAGGTTGACTCTTCGTACGAGTTGGACGAAGGGTTCGTGGACGGCGTCATGGAATTGGCTGCCCACCACAGGCTTCGTGTGCTTCGGCAAATAAACAGTGCTATAGAAGAACTTGAGTACACCGACGACGACACCATGGTTGCCGGGGGTCGGGTGGGCTCACAGGTCTTTTACGAATTTGAATACTACAACATGGAGGGCTGGGTCCCTGTCCTCCTCGACTTTCGTCTTGTCGAAGTAGACGACTACTTGGACATGATGGTCGACAATAAATTAGTCATATCGTGATTTCACCCAAACACCCCGACGAGGTCAAGCGCCTCGCAGAAATTGTCCGCAACGGATTCGATTCCGACGTATACACCCGTTGCCGCAAGCGGCAGCATGTCGATGGCCGCATCGCCTTCTCCCTCATGCTCCGTGAGCAGGGGCTGGGCTGCTCCGAAATCGGCAAGCTCCTCAACCGCAACCACGCTACAGTACTGCACTACTGGAACCGTGGCGAGGCTTTGATGGAGACGGATAAGATTTTCCTGAAGCGGTTCGTCAAGTGCCGAGAAGAGTACGCAGGCAAGGAGCCGGTGTACTACTACTCCAGCCGAGACCTCCGCAAGAAGTTTATCGAGCTACGCAACGAGCGCAACAAGATGCAACT